CAACATTCATTAAACGTAATGTGTCGGGCGACTACCTTACCATCATACCACACCTCATACCTATCGCCCGTGCGATTAGAGGTATTCCAGTAGATCATTTTGTTTGTGTTGTTGTTCATGTCTTTATTATACAGTATATATCGGCATTGTCAAGAGAAATCTTCAGATATTTCTAGAATTTTTTTGTATTTGTTCTAAGTGTTTGATATCATTGGACTTATGACGAATTTGGGCCACTGTATATGCTCTAAGTCTTTGGTACGTAAGGACTTAGGGTGGGGGTTTTATCTTAGAAAACGGAAGCTGCCAAACTGGCAGAAAACCTCGGGGTGGTCCAGAAACAATAAGCACCAATAAATGTAAATGTACTACCCGATCCACCCCGATTGCCCCTTATTTTCCCACGTTTCTTTGTGATAATTCCTATCCGGGTGTATAATACCATGAGGAGATTCTAATATGAATGAAAAGAAACAATTAGATTGTGAATTGCATTGTAAAGCTACAGCCGAAGTCAAGCGATCCGTCATGGTGGACTTGGAACAGCCAGATGTTCCAATGATAGAATTACTAAAGGAACTTGAGGACGATGAAGCTAAAGACAACACCAATTCAGATTCTTGAACGTGGACTTCCCACAGAAAACTCTTGCGACATATTCTTATCTGGCACTGAACAGGTATGTGATTATTTTCCAGAGCTTCGTTATCAAAAAAACCCCCCTTGCTCTACTAATAATAGCTTTTTAGTAGCTTTTGGATTAGATAGCAAGTTTTATTACAGGCTTGAAAAGTATAATAAACGCAAGCTAATTGACTTAGAGATAGGTATAGGCCACCTCTTTCAAGAAGCCCCCAACATTATTCTTCTTAAACGATCTCAGCCCCTGCTATACAAGCACGGTGATGAACAGATTGGCCCCATTGCAAGACCAGTACATGCTTTTGCTTGTCACGACCCAGATGATTACTTAGTTGTTCAATCTTATAGCGCCTACTCTCTTCCAGAATTATTAGTTGATCCACACTCACTAATAGTTTCTATTCCAGATAACCCCCTCAATATTGTTAACTTAGATGAAAATTCCGTTATTGGAAGACTTGATGGTAATGTTACCTCCCTTTCTATTTTAGATATATGCAACAAAGCCACTGAATTACTGATTGGCTATAGCAAACAAATTATCTTATCATGCTCTCAGTTAGACGTTAAGAAGTTGAAAACTAAAATCTTACAGTTAACCCCAAGTAAACCAGACCAAGCAAAAAAAGGCAGCATCATTTATAATGAAGAACACGACACCATTCAATACTTCGACGGATCTCGTTGGCGAACATTATTATGGAGATTCGAAGACGAATGAAGATACCAAAAAATATGTCCGAATCAGAAGTTATGCAAAAGATATTATTAGTAGTAGATCGTATTGCCCCCAAGTATACCTTTAATGGCTATGAGGTTGATGATATAAAGCAAGAAGCTTATATTATATGCATGGATGCTCTTGATCGTTATGACGAGGCCCGCCCCCTTGAAAATTTCTTATCAGTCAATCTATCTAATCGACTCAAGAATTTCGTCCGCGACAACTATTTTACCAAGAATGATCTAGAAAAGAAAAAGATCTTAAACCCTTCACAATTATCTTATGATGACTGTCTTGAGTCTGAAGACCACAACGTAGATATAAATATAGATGTGTCGCACATGAATAAGATTATAGATCAACACCTCCCGTCAAAATGCCGCTCAGACTATTTAAAAATACTCAGTGATGTTTACGTACCAAAGAAACGTAAAGCTGAAATTATCTCACTTATCAAGAATATAATGAAAGACCACGGCCATGCGTAAGGGGCGAATTTCAAAAGAAGAAGAGAGATTTATATCTCGCAACGCCGAGTCTATGACCCTAGAGGATATAGCTAAATCTCTAGACCGGGATGTGGATTCTGTTGAACAATTCATGAAGAGGAAGCTTAAGCACGGACTTTCATTGGAAGAAGAAGCTGCTTTCTCTCTTGAAGATCGCCCGTACTGGATAGAGCTACAATCTCAATTCACTAACGACGAATTAGAATTGTTTAAATATCACTGGAGCCGCATTATCGCCCAGTTTAAAGATGACGTTTTCCCAACAGAAGAGTTGCAAGTTATAGACGTTATCAAGTTGGAACTATTGATGAATAGGTGTCTTAAAGGTAATAAAGATAATATTCAACAGATCTCTACCTACGAGACTATGGTCAAAGACGAGAGATCTAAAGATAAAGATGATCAAGACCTAGATTATATTATTAACTTAGAAAGACAGATAGCTTCCCTGCGGGCTTCACAAGAAAGTCTTAACCGTGACTACCGCGAGCTTCAAACTAAGAAAGCTAGTATGTTGCGCGAGATGAAGGGTACGCGAGAACAAAGAATTAAACGATTAGAAGATAGTAAACAGAGTTTTATTTCGTGGGTGGCTAATATGATGCAAGATCCAGAGACTATGAAGCAGTACGGAATTGAGATGGAGAAAATGAAGATGGCGATGTTAAAAGAGAAGGAACGCTTAAGCGCGTTCCATAAGTATGAGGACGGGCTGGTTGATCAACCTTTTTTAACCCCAGACACTGTGCAGGAATAATATGAAAGCATACTCACAAATTGACGGCTGGTTTAATCATGAAGATGTATATAGGTTTTTAGTATCTCAATGTGCATTTTGTGGCACTTTTGTTGAGTGTGGGGCATGGCTTGGGAAAAGCTCTGCATACTTAGTTGACATATCTGAATATAAAAAATTAAACGTATGGATTGTTGATAGCTGGCAGGGATCATCTAATGAGTTAGATACTCATCACAAGCTTGTTAAACATTCAGATATATACGCATCATTTCTTTCTAACATGGGAAATAGAAAGTTTCAACACGTAAAAGCTTTATCTTGTGAAGCAAGTTTACAATTCGATAATGAATCTTGCGACGTTGTATTTATAGATATGGAACATACATATGAAGCTGTTAAAAACGACATAGAGCTATGGCTACCAAAAGTTAAGAGTGGTGGATATCTTGCTGGTCATGATTATCATACTAACTGGCAGGGTGTCATACAGGCTGTTGATGAAAAATTTGGAAATAATATTACGGTTGATAACACTTGCTGGATATATAGAAAGGAATAATATGCGTCAGGCAATTATATTTGGAGTAACCGGACAGGATGGAAGCCATCTCGCAGATCTTCTACTATCTAAAGATTATCACGTTTTCGGTGTTTCAAGAAGAACCAGCACAGATAATACCCAAAGAATAAAGCACCTAGAAGGATCACATAGATTTAAGTTGGTCGAGGGAGACATCACAGATGTAAGTAGTGTAATTAATATCTTTAGAAATTACGACGATGTAGATGAAATCTATAATCTAGCCGCACAATCGCATGTTGGAACTTCATTTAAGCAACCAGCCCTTACTTGGGATATTACCGGCAAAGGTTGTATTAACCTTCTACAGTCAATTGTAGATTGTCACATGTTTGGCGCACGGTTTTATCAAGCTTCCTCTAGTGAAATGTTTGGTAGTTCTTACGATATTGACCGTAACGGCAATAAATATCAAGATGAAAATACTAAGTTTATGCCGAATTCCCCATACGCAATTGCAAAATGCGCCGCTCATTATGCCGTTAGAATGTATAGGGACGCATATAGCTTACATGCAAGTGCTGGAATATTATTTAATCACGAAGGCCCGCGCAGAGGCGATAACTTTGTAACCAAAAAAATAACTAATTGGATACAGTCTTTTTCTTCTTGGATGCACAAATATGACATAAAGCCAGAACAAATGTGTCCATCTGGAGACTACATCTATGGCCCCGTACAGGGCATGAGCTTTAAAAAATTAAGACTTGGCAACATAGACACGTATAGAGATTGGGGCTACGCTGGCGACTACGTAGAGGCCATGTGGTTGATGTTACAGCAAGAAGACCCCGACGATTACGTTGTATGCACAGAACAAACACATACTGTGGCTGAATTTTTAGATATAGCGTTTAACTCTTTAGGCTTACCAGCTTGGAGAGATTATATAGTAATAGATCCAGAGTTTTATAGGCCGTCTGAAGTTACATATCTGAAAGGGAGTTTTAAGAAAGCCAAGGAAAAACTAGGTTGGACACCCCGCCACGATCTAGAGGGCTTAATTAAACTTATGCTACTTGACGGAAATGAGAAACTTTAGATTATCAATAGATCTATCTGACTTATACATAGAACTTAGGAGATTTGTTCTTAGAGAATATAGTCTACCCTTTTCACTAATTTTTATAGAAGCCAATGATCCAGATGATGCATGTTATATGGTGCTAATTAAATTAATGAAACTACTTATGGATCAAGATCCATCGCTAGAAACTAGAATCTTATGCAAAAAAATCAAAAAACACATGAGAATAGATAAAATAGCACAATTATGAAAAGGAACTATAATGATGAAGCGTACACTCAATGGCGCAAAGACGTACTAAAAAGAGATGGGAAAAAATGTAAAATGCCGGGATGTAAGTCTAGAACTAGTTTACAAGTTCACCACATACAAAAATGGTCAACAGCCAGCGCGCTAAGATATGACCTATCTAACGGGATTACTTTATGTAGAAAATGTCATGATTCTATTAAAGGTCAAGAAAATCATTATGTTCATGTATTCAAACTAATATTGGATAACTTATGAGTGAAACTAAAAAATTTATGGTCATCAAAGATACCCGTGAACAAGACGGATATTACTTTAAGGACTATAATACTTGTGGCGGGATGATTGAGCGAAAGCTTGATACCGGGGATTATTCCATAGAGGGATTAGAAGATAAAATATGCATAGAACGCAAGGGCTGCGTAGAAGAGTTAGCTACAAATCTAGGTCAAAAGAAATACGCCTTCCTAGACGAAATAGAGCGCATGAAACCATTCCCACACAAATTTCTAGTTCTAGAATTTACATTCGAAGAATTAGCAAAATTCCCAGAAGAAACTAGGATACCATTAAAAAACAAAGCCTCAGTCAAAATCACGGGCAAGTATATGATGAAATGCTTGTTCGAATTCGCATTATATAACAACGTACAGGTCATTTTCTGTGGAAATAAATACAACGGATTCTTGGCTGTTAGTAGCATTCTTAAGCGAGTTCATGAAATGTACACAACTGGAAGGAAAACTTAACATGGAACCAGAACTTCTGAAAGATTTTCACGACTATGGTGCCAACATTAACACCAGAGAAATCTTTCTACATAATCATTATCACGCTGAAGATAATCAAAACCCCGGTGTTGAATATCGGATGTCTAATACATTTATTAAAAATCTTAGGGCTTTAGATCTTAGAAATAATAATCCAATAACTATTCATATGCAGAGCGTTGGTGGAGAATGGTCAGATGGTATGGCAATTTTCGATGCAATATCGATGTGTCGCTCGTATGTTAGCATTATAGTATATGGACAAGCAGAATCTATGAGTAGCATAATATTACAATCTGCTGATTATAGATACATGACTAAGAACGCTTATTTTATGAGTCATTATGGTTCCACTGGTATTGACGCTGACTATTTAAGTGTTCAAAACTTCGTTGACTACGAAAGACGGTGCGCCAGTGTGATGTTTGATTTATACGCTAAGAGATGCGTGGATGGTCAATTTTTTAAGGATAAGTTTGGTAAGAAGCCCAGTGAAAAACAAGTAAAACAATACCTTATTAGAAAATTGAAATCTGGCGATTGGTACATGAACGCAGAAGAAGCAGTCTATTACGGATTTGCGGATGCGATACTAACGGATTGGAATAGGAATGAGTGAAGCAAAGCTAAAGAAGATAGACGAAGCTTGGCTTGGGTTAGATTCTGTAGATACAGATTTATTTAATCCAATGTGTATTTTGCGACCAAGCGAAGATGACTTTCATTTAAAGCTCGCTTGGCTTATGACTAGGCCAGAGTATCTATCGTTTTTTTGTCATCACATCTTAAACGTTCAGCTACTACCATCTCAGGCATTAGTGCTAGATGAAGTTTGGAATAGAAAATTTCCAATGCTTATTGCTAGTCGAGGATTTGGTAAATCTTTTATGCTATCTTTATATGCAATGTTAAGAGGTTTAGTTTTACCACGACGCAAAATTGTAGTTGTCGGTGCAGCATTTAGACAGTCTAAGGTGCTTTTTGAATACATGGAAACTATTTGGCGCAACTCTCCAATGTTAAGAGATATGTGTGATTCCGATAGTGGGCCAAGAAGAGATACAGATAGATGTGTAATGAGGCTTAATGAAAGCACCATTACATGCTTACCACTAGGCGACGGTCAAAAAATTAGAGGTCAAAGAGCCAATGATATTATCAGCGATGAGTTTGCTTCTATTCCTAGAGATATTTTTGAAAATGTTGTTGCTGGTTTCGCCGCAGTTAGTGCTGATCCAGTGGCGAATGTTAAACGCCTTGCTGCAAAACAAAAAGCAGAAGAGCTAGGTATTATAATAGAAGATGAGAATGTGTCTTCAACACAATCTAAAGATAACCAAATTGTATTATCTGGAACTGCATATTATGATTTTAATCATTTTGCAACATATTGGAAAAAGTGGAAAGCCATCATTAAGAGCCAAGGTAATCCTGCTAAACTAAGAGAAGTGTTTGGTGGAGAAGATTATCCAGAAACGTTCGATTGGACACAGTATTCAATCATACGTATGCCATATGAGTTATTACCAAAGGGCTTCATGGACGCTGACCAAGTTGCAAGATCAAAAGCCACTGTTCATACTGGTATTTATCAAATGGAATATGGCGCATGTTTCACAAGAGACAGTCAGGGGTTCTTTAAGAGATCATTAATTGAGTCCTGTGTTATCTCTCAAGAGAATGAGATCAAAGACAGTAAAGGTACTCCAATTCATTTTGAGGCTAACTTGATTGGAGATGTAAATAAAAAATACATCTTTGGTGTTGACCCAGCTTCAGAAGTAGATAATTTTAGTATCGTGGTTCTAGAAGTCAATCCAGACCATAGAAGAATTGTTCATTGTTGGACTACAACTAGATCAGAACATAAAGAAAAAGTCAAAAAGGGTTATTCCAATGAAACCGACTTCTATTCTTATTGCGCAAGAAAAATTAGAGATTTAATGTTGCTATACCCATGTGTACATATCGCTATTGATGCTCAAGGTGGCGGCGTTGCCGTAACAGAATCTTTGCACGATCAAGATAAAATAAAGCCGGGAGAGCTTCCCATGTGGCCTACAATTGATGATGATAAACCAAAAGATACTGACGGCGAACGCGGTTTACATATCATAGAGATGTGTCAATTTGCCAAGTACGAATGGTTATCAGAAGCAAACCACGGAATGAGAAAAGACTTTGAAGACAAAGTTTTATTATTTCCATTCTTTGACGCTGTAAGCCTAGGTCTATCTACCGCACAGGATGATATTAAACACAGAATGTTTGACACATTGGAAGAGTGCGTAATGGATATTGAAGAATTAAAAGACGAACTTTCTATGATACAAATGACTCAGACAAATAATGGACGAGATCGTTGGGACACACCAGAGGTTGTTGTTGGCACTGGCAAAAAGAGCAAGATGCGTAAAGACCGTTATTCCGCACTATTAATGGCTAATATGGCCGCTAGAGTGTTACAGAGAACTCCAGAACAAGAAGCTTACAACTTCTATGGTGGATTCGCAACTGGGCGCGGCGGTGGAGATAAGCCATCCTACGAAAATGAAAAACTTTACACTGGACCAAGCTGGTTTGCAGATCAAATGAAAGATGTGTATTAGTATTTAGACAATCCAATTAACAATCCAATTACAGAGAAAACTATGAGCAACGAAGAAATGATAACTTGGAATGATGATGATGCGTCCAGCAAAACAGACGCTTTTGCTAAATTTTCAGATAATATCTCATCATATGTAGGGTTGCCAAAAGCTCAAGGAAATCATTATCGTAACTTTACCGATATTGAGTCTAATAGAACTGTAAAACCCGGATTTAATCCTAGCGATTATTATGCTTTTCGTCCAGATGAAGCAGTTCCGCAACAGCAGCGCCGCGCTATTAAAATGTGCATGGACGCTTATGACAAGGTTGGCATCATTAGGAATATTATTGATCTCATGGGCGACTTTGGTAGTCAAGGTATAGAGATAGTACATCAGAATAGCAGTGTTGAAAAATTCTACCAACAGTGGTTTAGAAGCGTTAATGGTAAAGAAAGGTCTGAGAGATTCCTCAACAATCTTTACAAGGCTGGCAATGTAATTATTTATCGTAGCTATGCTAACATGACTCCAGAATTAACAAAGTACATGAAAGCTTTATCTAAAGATATTAGGGTAGACGTTCCTACAGTTCCAGAGAACCAAATACCTTGGCGTTACAATTTCTTCAACCCAATGACTGTGAAAATGATAAACGGTAATCTATCGTTATTCATGGGCGCGAAAGACTATACTCTATCAGCTAGCACATTTTTAGATAAATTTCCCAATGGCGATATACCAAGTACAGTTCTTGACACATTACCGACAGCTATTAAACAAAGCCTCCAAAGGGGAGAAAAGCAAATACCACTAGATCAGTCTAGATTAAGCGTATTTCATTACAAGAAAGATGATTGGCTACAATGGGCTAATCCTATGATCTATGCTATTCTAGATGATATTATTATGTTAGAAAAGATGAGACTAGCAGACCTATCTGCACTTGATGGTGCTATCTCTAATATTCGTCTTTGGACACTTGGTAGTCTTGAACATAAGATTCTTCCAAATAAAGCTGCAATTAATAAGCTAAGAGACATTTTAGCTAGTAACGTTGGTGGTGGCACAATGGAATTAGTATGGGGTCCAGAGCTATCATTCCACGAATCAAACAGTGAAGTCTATAAGTTCTTAGGCTCAGAAAAATATACCGCAGTACTAAATAGCATCTATGCTGGCCTTGGTGTTCCACCAACACTAACTGGAATGGCAACAAATGGTGGCGGTTTTACTAACAACTTTATCTCATTGAAGACTTTGGTTGAAAGATTGCAGTACGGAAGAGATATGCTTGTAAAATTCTGGGAAAAAGAAATAGAAATAGTTAGAAAGGCTATGGGTTTTAGATATCGCGCCCATATTCAATTCGACCAAATGAGCTTATCAGACGAGGCTACAGAAAAAAATCTCTTAATACAACTAGCAGACAGAGATATTATTAGCCATGAAACTATTCTTGAAAGATTTAAGGAAATACCAGAGATTGAGAAAATTAGACTTAAAAGAGAAACGTCTGCAAGAGAAGAGGGTAAATCTGCTCCAAAGGCTAGTCCATATCACGACCCAAAGCATAAACAAAATCTTGAAAAGATTGCTCTACAAAGTGGCAAAGTTACACCTCAAGACGTTGGCTTAAAGACCAGTGTTCCAAAAGATGTTTTAATACCCAGACCTCCAGTAGCTCCAGCCGGTCCAGCCGCACCGTCAGCTAAACCTTCAAATAGTAATGGAAGACCACCATTGTCTAATGATACTGGCCCAAGAAAGCAGCGTATTGCTAATCCAAGATCAAAGCCGGGAGTTGCAGAGCTAGTAGTTTGGTCAGAAACTTCTTGGGAACAGCTATCTGATATATTAACTAATGCTTATCTCAAGTCTAACAATAAGAAAAATCTTAGACAATTAACAAAGGCTGAAGTTAATAATCTAGAACAATTAAAAGTTGATGTTTTGACAAATTTACCTCTCTTAGAAGAAGTTAATGAGCAGTCAATAGCGCAATTATTATCAGCTAACTCTAAAACACCTATAGAGTTCGCAAAGTTGCTTAAAAACAACAATATTGTGCTAGAAGATATGCCAATCGACACTTACCGAAGAAGTGTTTTGGGTTTATACATAGAGCAAAATTTAACCTAAAAACACACTTATTTCTGATTTTGTGTATATTGTTTTGAGAGGAAATATATGAAAATATTCAAACAAGAAGTGCTAGATGGTGTCGCTGACAAAGTGCAGGCCGATACTACAGTCGCTTATTGCTCTCAGGCGGTTGTTTGTACAGCAAATCCAGAAGTAGCTCATAAGATTCAAGCCAGCGCAAACCCCAAGCAAATCGATCTATACTATATTAAATCAATCTTGGTATCAACCGGCTGGAATAAAAATGACGATGTATTTGCTCCAGAACAAACTTGGGCTGCTAGGACTACACCAGAAGACAAGCAATTCAATTTCATGCATAATGAAAATGATATTATTGGACATATTACTGGCAGTTACGTTGTTGACCGACAGGGCGCAACAATAGCAGCAGACACAGAAAACGCACCATCCGAATTCGACATTATAACAGAAGCAGTTCTATATAATAGTTGGACAAATCCCGACAATCGGGAAAGAATGCAAAAGATCATTGACGAAATCGAACAAGGTAAGTGGTTTGTTTCAATGGAATGTTTATTCGCGGGTTTTGATTACGCGCTAATAGACCAACAGGGCAATCCAAAAGTCATAGCAAGGAATGAACAATCATCATTCTTAACTAAACACTTGAGAGCCTATGGTGGCACAGGTGAATATGAGGGCTACAAGGTAGGCAGATCATTAAGAGATATTTCTTTTTCTGGTAAGGGATTAGTTTCTAGACCAGCTAACCCAAGAAGCATTATCCTTGATTCAAGCAGAGCCTTCCTCGTAAATAAACAAGACGATGTTATTTTAAATGTACCTAAAGGAGAAATTCAAATGTCTGATACCAATTTAGAGCAGATTGTTAACGAAGCTCCAAGCGAGTTAACTGCTGCGACAGAATCAAATGAGGTAATTAGCACACCAGTTGAAGAAGTTACTCCCAATTATGCGGAAACAATTTCAGCACTTGAAGCTAGCCTCACAGAAAAAACAGAAGCTTTTAAGGTTCTTGAAGAGACACTTAAGGCTCATGAAACTGCAATCAAAGAACTACAAGATGCACTCGCCGCTAAAGACGCCGAGATGATGGATATGAAGAAGAAAGAGAAGAACAGAACACGTAAGGATCAGCTTATGGCTTCAGGTTTTGAAGAAACAGAAGCTGATGAATCTCTTTCTCTATACGAAAACTTAGATGATAAGTCTTTCGAAGCCATTGTAGCTATGTACAAGAAAAAAATGGCTAAAATGTCTCCCAAAACTATGACCAAGAAAGAATTGGTCAAAGACGAACAAGATGAGGAAGAAACCAATCCTAAAGCTGCCGTAGTTGCTTCTGAAGAAACAACAGAAGAAGTAACCGAAACACTTTTTGATGGTGTAAGCTCAACCGAGGCTGCTTTAGTGGATGCTTCTGATGCAAATGATGAACTTCAGGCCACCAGAGCTAGTGTAGCTCAGTGGTTAACCGAAAACGTACTACGTAAGTGATTTACAAGGAGAAATAATTATGGCCCTAAAATCAGATAGATATGAATTTCAGACAGATATTAGTTTCTTTTACAATGCCGGTACTGCTACTCGCGGTGGCGTCGTTGTACATGATACTACGGCTGGCTCTGGCGCAGCAATGGATCAAGGTGTCAACCTTGTGAAGTATGCAGCCGTAACAGCAGCTAGTCGCCCAGTAGGTGTTCTTCTTAACGACGTTGTTAATAAGGATCTTACTCGCACCCATCTAAATCAGTATAAGGATGAAGTGCAAAAGGGTGGCAAGGTGACTGTTCTCCGTAAGGGGTACGTTGTTACTAATAACATCACAGGTACTCCAGTTGCCGGTGATGCAGCTTATGCTTGCCATGTAACCGCTGGTAATCTCCGTCCCGATTCTCCCGGTAGCTCTGGTGTGCTACAAGTCGGTCGCTTCCTTACCAGTAAGGATGCTGACGGTTATGCTAAAGTAGAAGTCAACCTACCCTGAACTAAATAAATTCTAAAAGGAGAATTAAACATGCCAGAAAACAAAAGACCTAGTGACGAATTTATCAGTCTCCTACGCAAGTCAGGTGATGCTGATATCAATGTGGCTGCGGCTGCTCAACGCGAGTTTGCCAAGGCTCTAGAACTTCCTCTTCGTAAGGGTGTTCTAGTTGGTAATATTCTTGGTGACATTTTCGAAACCATCAATGTGGAAGCCGGTTCAACAACCGAATTCCCACTCGACCTAGTTTCTCCCGGCCTTGAAGGTGAGCATGTCGCTTACACCAATCCCGGTCACGGTAGAATTCCAGAGCGCAGTGTGGAAGGCGACTACGTGATGATTCCCACCTACTCAATCGCTTCATCGGTTGACTATCTTCTTCGCTATGCCCGCGAAGCCAGATGGGATATCGTTGCTCGCGCCATGCAGGTGATGGAAGCTGGTTTCACTAAGAAGATGAATGATGACGGCTGGCACACTCTTCTCGCCGCTGGCGTTGACCGCAATATCCTCGTCTATGACGGTGATGCAACTGCCGGTCTATTCAGCAAGAGACTAGTTTCGCTTATGCAAACTGTCATGCGTCGTAATAGCGGTGGTAACTCCGCGTCAATTGGCCGTGGCCGTCTAACAGACATCTACGTGTCACCAGAAGCTCTAGAAGATATTCGTAACTGGGGTTTTGATCAAGTTGACGAAACAACTCGTCGTGAGATCTATACCGCTCCCACAGGCGGCGCTCCAATCACACGTATCTTCGGTGTGAATCTACGTGACCTAGATGAACTAGGCGAAGGTCAGGAATATCAGCAGTTCTTCGTGAACGAACTTGGCGGTGCAGTGCAAGCTAGCGACCTTGAACTCGTCGTTGGCCTTGACCTCTCCACAAGAGACAGCTTTGTTATGCCAGTTAAGGAGCAGCTACAGGTGTTTGAAGACCCCACTCTTCATCGTCAGCAGCGCGCCGGTTACTACGGCTTTGCAGAGCTTGGCTTTGGCGTTCTAGATAACCGCAGAGTGATCCTAGGCTCATTCTAAGTAATAAAAGCTATATATTTAGCTTAATCGATTAAGCCACCCTCGTTTACTTGGGGGTGGCTTTTTCGTGTATATACCAATAGATTGTAAGTTCAGGACTCATTTTTCAGGAGACAAATATGGCCGCAATATCGGACTACCTTGAAGCTAAAATATTGAATCATATCTTTAGAAGTGAGCAGTTTTTAAAGCCCTCTTCTATAGCTATAGCTCTCACTAGTAGCGTTGCATTAGACTCAAATACTGGCGCTACTCTTCCAGAATTACCTACTGGCGTTGCCAGAGGTGCCACAAATGTCACCACCGGTTATTCAAGACGAGATCTTGGAGCGCCATCCGGTGTTGGTGATACCACATGGTTTTCTGTTGGTTTTGATAATACCACCGTATTTTCTGTATATAGCCAAGAAGTTGGTAATAGTGGATATTTTTATCCTGTCTATTTATCTAAATCTGTAGCAGAAGCAGCGGACGCTAATGGAAATTCTAATACCTACACCTTTCCAAAAACATTTCCCGGCGTAAATTTTTATGCACCAAGAGCTATTGCAGTCTCTGGTAGCGCAATAGATCCCGGATATGTACAGTATGATGGAAATGGATTTATTAAAAATCAAAACCAAATAGTATTTGATACTGCCCTTTCTGATTGGGGTTGGGTTTCTGGAGTTGCTGTATTAGATAGTTCAGTTGCTGGTCAAGGCAATGTGTTAATGTATGCGGCTCTTAAAAATCCAAGATATATCTACACTGGCGACAATATCAAGTTTGATCCTAAGTCACTTGAAATTAGCCTCAAGTAAGAAAGTTCTAAAAAATGATTCTATCAAAGCCACAACTGGTAGAAAATATAGCTAGAGAGATATCAGATAATTCAACTGGTCAAATTTCACCACATGATATTAGACATAACCTGTTAGATATAATTGATTCAGTTCATTTATTGACAGGTTCACAGAATCTTAGAGCAAAAAACTTTGATACGATAGATGTAAGATCTACCAGAGCCGGTGATCTTACTCTACAAAAACTTGGTCTAGATGGATATTTTTCTGTAGATAATTCAGCTTTTGGATTTTCTGCATTAAATTCCAACTATCAAGGATCAAAAAATACTGCTATAGGTTCTTATTCTTTAAGTTGTAATATCTATGGTGAAGACAACGCCGCGCTTGGTTATCACGCTCTAGCTGGTAATACTAATGGCTTTGGTAATATTGGTATTGGAAGCTATAGTCTTCACAATAACAAGATTGGTAATTTCAATATAGCTATAGGACATGGTGCTGGTTACTATGTTAATAGAGATACCAATAATAGATTGTTCATTGCCTCTCACCCTATTGATGAAACTTATCTATGTGGTAATCCAGATGGGATAGGATTGGTTCCTCTTATTCAAGGAGATATGTCTTCTGGAAACCTTAGAGTTGGTATCGCAGTTTCTGGACTCCATGAAGGTGCCACTCTTCAAATTAGTGGTCATTTTCATCCTTCTGACTCTCTTCAATCTTTTGATATAGGTCACGGAACTTATAGATGGCGCAATATTTACTTATCACAAACTCTATCATTCCCAAGCAATAATTATATTACATATGATAATGCTGGCGATAGGTTTTTAATAAGTAATGAAACCGTTATTGGCGGTCCAGCATCTATAGGTGGAGATACGGATGTTAGTGGTAATTTAGTAGCCACTGGACACGCCGATTTCGGTAGCTATATGAATGTTGGTGGTAAACTAGATGTCAATGGCAGAATAGATGCTAGTGGAAGTTTTAAACCAAAAGTATCTAGTGCTTTTAATTTGGGCGATTTTGATAAACGCTGGTTAAATGCCTATGTAGATAATATTTATGTTAGTGGCGTTGGTAGATTTAAACGATTTGAAGCAGTAGAACAGGCACACTATTTACACAAAACAGTACACCTAGCATCTAGTGGTTATATTAACACTATTGATGGTGGTGGTCCAAACGGTCTATATGATTACTATAACCCAAATGAAGAAAACGTTTTACCAGTTGGATATTTAATTGACGAAGAACTCAATGGCGCTGGTTTTAATGTAAGATCACGCGGTGTTGATTACGAAAGAACTTACGAGTTTACTTTTCACTCTCAAGACTCAGCATTAAAAAATCTATCAATAGACAATCCCTATTCACGTTCTTATTGGAATTCTAATGTTAGCATTCATACTAACTCTGGTTGCCATATTAGAACAGATAGAATTATCAGTAGCGATGTTATTGCGGCAGTAACGTACAACGACGGACTTGGGTATTTCATCGCAAGTGGAAAGACCTACTCAACAAATGAGCATAATTTAAGTAGCAATTTAGCTGGCATTGGTAATGTTAACTTTATAGCACATTCTGGCGAACAAGACAAATATACTATCACATTTGCAAGTCCAGCTTCTGGCGTAAATATTAACCAAAGATTTCTATCAAACGTTAAAACAAAAACTATTGATCAAGAGACTAATAAAGAAAAGTTAACTGGTTTTGAAACATCTTATATTTCAGATTCTCAACTTACACAGCCAGTGTTTTTCAATGAGCAAGTGGGGCAAAGTCCAAGTAGATTTGTAATAAAGTCATATAATGATTCATCGTATGCTAAACGCTCTTTTACTCTCTTGCAAGATGCAGCGGACGGATTTGTTGGAATAAGTAATTTTGGGTATTCCGACAATATGCTTCCAGATACCATTTTAAATATCAGAAGCACTGGAAACGCCATTATAAGAGCTACAGCAGAAAACCAAGGCTCAACAGTTTCTTCTCTACAATTGCTTGGTAAAGAAAATTGTTTAAAATATGGCACAGAATTAGAATATCTCAATAATAGCGGGACGTTCAACATTAACATCTATAAAGACGAAAATAAAATAAACTTCGTCAAAGCTATAGATAGCGGACGAGCTAGTATTTTTAATTCTGGCATTCCACATGCAATGTTAACGATGGGTGATAGAGTAAATCATGAAGCTGTAGTTAGCTTATATCATTGCTCTGGCATACCTTCTGGTTACGCTAATTATGCGCAAGTTTTTACAAAAGCAAAATCAGACGTATCACAAGCTTCATCATTAAATTTTGTGGATGCAAGCGGTAACATTTTTGAAGTTGTAATGAATTCTATAGACATTGGGGGGCAAAATTTAGATAAACCATTACTAGCAGATAATTCTGGAAATACACTTGGTGGTAGATTCTCTCCAAATAGCAAAGCTAATTTGGCAATGTCAACTAATAATACCGCTTTAGGATATAGAGCGTTATCATACATAGCTGGCGGCAACAACAATACGGCAATTGGATACAATGCTGGCAGCGGCATTAGCACCGGTAGTAATAACGTTATACTTGGCTATAACTCTGCTAGATCTATAAAGAATGGATCTAATAACATAGTCATTGGAAATAATTTATTAAACACCTATCCTTCTGGAAGTAGCAACAATTTTGTACTTGGATCAGACAACAATATTTTGATGTCTGGTAATTTAACAACTAAGAATATGATTATGCCAGAAGGCAAACTATTCTTAACTAATACATCAAACGAAAGCATAAAAGTACAGGCTAATCTTATTGAAGTCATTGATAGCGGTGGCAGCAACTATCCAGACAACAAGCTTGTATTTAAGTTTAGTGGTAATAACTCTTCTGATCTATTAAAACTAGATCACAACGCTAATCCAGTAAGTAAAAGTGCTAATTATCAAAATCCAGCAACACCAAGACCACACGCTGAACTTAATGGAGATTTAAAACTTCTTGGGGCTATTAGATTTAGCGATGCTACATCTGTTGAGTCAGCCAGCTTCTTGCAAGACATTGCTAATCTAAGTAACAATGGATCTTCAACAGCTAGCGCACTCACTTCACTTACAAACTCATTTAACAATTTGCTTAATGCATACAACAATTTAATCATTGAAGGCTTCGCCCAAGAAAACATAGCTGCACCACAAAACCCAAATGCCCCGACTACCGGTAGAATTAGACCAAAAGAAAAAGTTGGCGGTGTTTGGAGAGATAAGGTTGTTCCCGCTGGTCAAAATCCATTTATCTCAATTATAAATAGAGATCCTTTCTTAAAGATTAATAGTTCTGATTATGTAATTGCTATCAAGATCAACGACGAATACAGACCGATGTGGGTAAGCTATAATAGTTAGTTATATGAATGAAGGCTGTTTTATCAATGAAGATTGTCAAAGGCCAAAATTAGCTGGCAAAAAACATGATCCACTACTAGATGTTCCAACAAGACCATATTTAGATTTACCCACTCAGACGGCATCAACAACCACCACGACCACAACAACGACCATTACTCCATATGATCCAGAACTTCTTGATCTTATTGTAATTCCAGTGAGTGGTAAAGCTTGCCCAATCATTTTAGTTCCACAAACAACTACAACTACCACTACAACTATTAATCCATTATATGTTCTAGGAGGATTAAAGGGCAAATTTAACACATCTAGCGATTCAATGTCAACTATTAGCGAAGGAAATGTTGGCATAGATATACCAATATCTGGAGGTGTAGTTTTATCAAATATTAGCTATAACAATGCTGGAGATTATTACAGCTTTCTTGCTTTTGGATATTTTAGGCCACCTGTAAATGGAATGTATACATTTTCCACAACTAGCGATGATGGTAGCGCAGTTTGGCTTGGTGTGCTAGCCAGCATAGATAATGGACGTAATACTACAAACGCATTAATTAACAACAACGTTACTGGCGTTCAAGGTGCTACCAAAAAAAGCGCTTCTATTTTACTCACTGGAAATACATTTTATCCAATTAGAATTGTACATAGGGATGGAATACTTCAAGACGGTTTAACATTTTCTTGGAGCGGGCCAAACATAGAGGAAACAACAGATTTAACTGAATATTTTTATTACGACAAATAAGGACGGGTTATGGCTAACGCAATAGGTTTAGCTGGATGGGAAATCGGCACCGCTAGAGGTAGAGTTGGAGCTTTTACAAAAGCTATCAATTCCCAAGATCTGAATAATGCTTTTTTTAAAAGGTTGTTCGTAAATACTGTACATTGGTCTGCTCGTAGAAACTCTAACGGTATTATTCTCTTAAGCTCTGAAAATACCACATTTGACAATTTAGTTGTTAGCGTTTTGAATTCCGCTGGATATAGCACATCTATATATGATAGATGGTACAGCTTTAACGGCTATCCCGGAGGTCTTGGACAATTTGGATGTATGCTATTATTGCCAAGCTATAATCCATTTGGTGGCACTAAAATGCCAGATTCTGGACAATCCCAAATTCTTAACGAAGTCAGAAATATTGGCATGGGTCTGATTATATCAGAATGGTTCCATTATTTGCAGTCTTTACCTTCTAAAAGGTCTTTTTCTTTTACGAGTAATCCGCTTCTTGGGTTACACGAAATTTCTCCAATCACAATAGAAGACTATATAACATATTCAGATCCAGATAAAATTGTTTTTTCAAAAAACGTTGAACAAGATAGTATTTCATACAATATTCCTGAACAGTTCACTGTTAATGCTAAAGGTTATGCAGTTGGCTACGATGGAACAATCTCACAAATATCCACTGCTAAACCTAATGCTACTATATTTACGTTTACGGACGTTTTTGCTAGAGGCACAACTACTACCACTACTACAACAACAATAGCCCCTTCTAGAAATATTAAGTTAAAAGTTGCAGATATCAATCTTATAGATTACTGCGGCCCACATATAGTAACTATGAATGGTCCAAGCAAAGACTATTTTTTGCTAGAAAACAACGAGCTATTTCTCACAGAAAATACTGGCGCTACTGGTATATACAGCGTAACAATCTCTGTAGACGATTTATTTAATCCAAAAAGATTTAACACAATACAAAAAACATACAATTTAGAGCTAGCAAGGTGCGACCCACCAATTTCTAAACCTCTTGATGGTTCCGGTCCAGCGTTTTCTTATCGTGGACTGTCTGTTAATGGAAACAACATGCAGTCACTATGGGGCCAACAAACTCCATACGGTATCATATCACCATTCACAGACTTTTCATTAAACGGAGAGGGTTCTCCAGATGATCCTATTGTAGCATGGCTTGGTGGGCAGCACGGAGACACCAACGCTTTGTGGCTACAGATTAATAAATCTGGACTATTAAATTGGAATCTTAGGATTTCATCTGAACCCAACCGTGACTACGCTTCTGTGTGGATAGTAAGTGCTAGCGGAGCTAAAGCAACACAACATACGCAACAATATAATGAAGAGTATAAAAACCTAACTAAATATAAATCCCTAGTTCCAACGGTCGATACAGACGCAAATGCCGTATTCAACATGTCGCAACTTACTGGATCGTCTACCAGCGTTGGATCAAGAAACATAGACATACCACTAAATGACAAAATAAAAACATTTTTAGTAGTTACCTATGCTAAAGATGAAAAAAAGAGTATTGATGATGATAAGATATATGCTCAATTTTTTATTGGAACCACAACAACCACTACTACAACTACCACAAGTACTACACCGACACCCACAACGTCAACAACAACTACAACTACAGAGCCACCACCAAATTACACTTACACTTTAAATTTCATAGATAATATTGATTTTGGATCAATTTCTCCATTTTCATTAACTCTCGTATATCCTCGCGGTGGTTCCGCTATGGTTGGTTCTATATATTACTATGTAGATCAACCGGGATATTATTTTGCAAATCAACCAACTGTATTGAATGTTAATTCTCCAATTTCATTTTCGTACTTTTTTAATAGGATTGATTTTTATCTCAACGGTATGCCAGAAAATGGTGGATCACAAACTATTATTATTCAAGGTGTAGCTGTTCCAACTACAACCACAACAACAACCACAACAACCACAACGACAACATTAAGACCTTGCGATAATTTAATATACGTGCTATGCAAACAAACATTAAAATGCTTAAAATCTGGAGGTAGCTGTTTACCAAATTTAAGTGCTAGCACAAATGAAGTTGTTTTAGACTCTTGTTGTGATCTTACTCAAGCGGAAATGTTGGCGCTGTTTATATCTGAATACGGCAACACTCCAAGCGTACAATTTGGAAGTAGATGCCCAAACATACCAACATCAGCATTTTCAGACTGTGCATCAGTAGACTCAGATGGAAATTGTCAAGACATCATTAATTATGAAACTTTAGATACTATGCAGTGTCGTTCATCGCAATTACCTCCAGATATTAACCCACTGCCATAAAATGACATCTGTACCAATAACAACAACGGTTGCACCGCAATGTCCATGTGGATCATTGTACTTACCTAAAGGTAGAGCTTTTTCTACTTCTGGTTTATATGTTCATATAGCAAATTTAGAATTAGATTTATTACACTCTCAAGATATTTACTTGGAGTCTGGTGAAAAGTTTGTTACAGTTACGCCAATTATCAGAGATCACATAATACCAAATAAACTATCTATATCTCACGCTTCTCCCATAATTATTAATAACGTCATACAGGTTGTTGTTAAAGATAAATTAAGCAAAGCCATACTAGGAACTCAATACATTGGAAAATACAATGAAGCAACCACAATAAACAGCATAATGGTAGATTTACATTCTAGCATTGATTTATATTATAGTGCTATCATTATTGAAATATATAGCTTGTGCGACAATGGATCTGATCCATGTTGTGATAAATTACCATCTGAGATAGATATAGTTGGGCCAAGATTACTATGTGTTCCTTTAGAGCAATACTACGTTCTTCCAACTACAACAACCACAACTACTCCAGAACCTTTCACAATAGAATTTTTAACTAGTCCAACAAATCAAATTGTAAATTCGACTACCACGGCGACATTTTCTTTTAGTGCAATCTCTCTATATGACAAAAATTTTACGTATTGGTGGGAAAAATCTGAAGACGGCGGGTTATCTTGGAATAAGGCGTCACGCTTGCTTATTGGAAAATCAAGACAAGTACATACTCTTGTTGTTGCTTCATCATTACGAATGAATGGCTATAAATATAGGGTTGTAACTATTGATCCAAAGATTAAATACAGCAATGTCGCAACACTATTTGTTATTCAGCCTACAACTACAACAGCTACTACCACAACATTTAACCCAGTTACCACCACCTTACCGCCTTGTGATTTACAAATTTTTGGATCTAGTTCAAATACTACAACCACAAGCACAACAGGATCACCATCTTCAACAACTACCTCTACAACCACAACATTGTTGCCATCTTCTGCTTCGGCATACTATTTAGTTGTAAACTCTGCATATGGTGGTAAATATTGTGAAGATGGCACATACAATGGAAAACCAAAGTACAACAAAGTTGGAACATCCTTATATATTTACTATGTTGAGACAAATTGGAGAATAAATGATGTAGGTAACTTAGGCAACTTAAGCTCCAACGTTTACGGCTTTGTAATTAGCGGAAACGCTCCACCCACTGGAATGAACTGGTTTGATCAGAATACTGGAAATGATTTAATTCTTGTGAATAATTTTTATACAACTGTTGGTCAATCTAGCTCATCATACACATTCTTACACTACGGAACAAATTTTAACGGAAAACCATTATACACAAGCCTAAATGAATATTGGCAAATGAGATACACTTCATATTGGGTAATAGAAGATATATCTGACTCAAGCCCAATTGAATTATGGGCTAATTATTCTAGTTCTAGCACACCACCATTAAACGGATGGGTTAGTTTTAGTTCTGCCCCTCCCATCACTCTTATTGGGCCAAGTTGTTAAATACTATGATAATCACAACAGACAAAAAACACTTAATATTCAGATGCGCAGAGCGTGGATATTCAATAGAAGAAGTTATGCCATGTGTTATAACTCAAGATGGAGATAATTGGACTATAGACACATCTCACTCAAGTTATCCAAAATCTCAAAAAATACAAATAGATAGTGGCGTTGGAACAGAAATAAAAAAGCTATTAAAGCTAATAGGAATTACATCTTCACCAACTTGCTATTGTAATGCTAGAGCTAAAATTATGAATGAAAATGGAATACGGTGGTGTGAGGATAATAAAGACACAATAGTTGGATGGCTAGAGGAAGAGGCGAACAGAAGAAATTTACTGTTTTCGCCGTATTTGGCTACAATATTACTCAATTTTGCTATTAAAAAAGCCAAAAAAGCCCAGATCAAACAAAACTCATAAATGTGTAACTCTTAATAGATTTCATACAACTAAAGCTACATAACATGTTAAAACTTGCTGATAGAGTAAAAGAAACATCTATAACCACTGGCGATGGTCAGTATATAAACCTAGCTGGAGCCTTTGGTGCTTCTCAGACGTTTTTAGATGGTATTGGCGATGGAAATTCTACATACTACACTATTGAAAATAATTCCAATTTTGAAGTTGGGCTAGGAACATATAGCGCATCTACGAATAGTTTGTCTAGAGACAGCATATTAGTTAGCTCTAATAACAATCAAAAAATAGATTTGCTTGGAGTATCTATAGTATTTTGCTCATATCCAGCATCTAAAGCTTTTTTGCTAAATGATCAAGGGCTAGCTACTGGTCCAGATGGCACATTTTCTGGTATTCAATTTCCAGACGGTAGTGTGCAAACTCAGGGTATAGTGCAAATAAATCGTAATTATAGAACTATTACGAATAATGAACTTATCACGGACTCTGATGACATTGTTTTAGTGGATTGTTCTCTTTCAAACATAGAAGCCACTCTGCCACACGCCACATTAATGTCTGGAAAAACAATAACATTTAAACTCAAAAATGGCCCCAATATACTCACAATTATTAGTCAATCTGAAGAATTAATTGATGGTTTACCAAGTTTTTCTATCTATCACAAAAATATGTCAATTTCTGTTTTTTCCGACAGCTTTGATTGGTACATAGTTTAGTGTATAAATTCATGAAAGCAATTTAATAGCATCATATAACAGGGAGATTTAAATGTCATACGCCCCATTCGACCGCAATCCTTCAGGTATTGTATATTTTGGTAGTTCAGCATCTGATCAAGTGTTTGAATCAAATGCTAACTTTACTTTTGATGGAACAAAATTAGTTGTTCCAAACATCCAGCTTCCAAATGGAGGTAAAATTGGAAATGCTAGCAATACCGGTATATTAACGCTAGCATCAGATGGAGTTGCCACATTTTCTTCTGGCGTAGTTATTGAAGGCGACCTAACAGTTAATGGCGATGTTGTAACACTTAATACAACTACTTTAACAGTAGAAGATAATATAATCCTTCTTAATAAGAATGTCACAGGCTCCCCAACCTTAGATGCTGGACTAGAAGTAAAGCGAGGAACTTCTGCAAATGTCAAACTTATGTACGATGAAGGTACAGATCAGTGGAAGTTTACTAATGATGGATCTACTTACTACGCTATTCCAACTGGAGTTCCGGCAACGTCTTTTACTTTTGCTGGTGATAGTGGTACAAGTCAAACATTAAATAACGGAGATACAATAACGGTTACTGGAGGAAGTGGCATATCTACAGTTTCTGGAGCCACTGACACTGTAACTGTGCATCTTAATGTAGATAATTCTACTGTAGAAATAAATAGTGACACTTTAAGAATTAAAGATAGCGGAGTTACTTCTTCAAAAATAGCTAGTGGAGCTATCACAGAGAGTAAACTAAGTAGAACAATAGATTCATCTTTTTTAAATAATGACACTATTGATTCTGACATCAATTTAGTTGCCGGTGGAGCGGGTGGCATCACAATAAAACTACCAACACCAGTATCTGGTAAGATGGTTATAGTGAAGAAAATAGATAGCGCGGCTGGTCCCGTCACTGTGTCTCGCAATAGCACAGACACAATTGATGGTACAACTTCAAAAGCTTTATATTATCAATACGAAAGCATGACTTTTGTTTCTGATGGCACCAATTGGTTTTTAGTATAATATGGTTCAGTCTATAACACTTCAGACTAGTGATAGCGATATCATATCTGGAGATATTTTAGGAAGACTTTCTTTTGCAGCCTCTAGTGAAACTAGTGGATCAGACGCATTGTTAATAGGTGGCGGCATTTATGCAGAAGCAGAGGATACATTTACACAAATTGTAAATGCTACATCTTTAGTTTTTTCTACAGCTAGCAGCGAAACCGCTATTGGTAAACTAAAAATTACTAGTAGCGGTTATTTTTTGCCGATGTTAGATAATACATATGATATAGGATCTAACTCTTTTGTGTTTAGAAATTTATATGTCAATAGTGGTATTTTCACAAATTTGTCTGTTAGTGGCGTTAATGTTAGTTTAGTTGGACATACTCATACAGCGTCAAATATTACAGATTTCAATACTGCTGTAAGTGGATTATTGCCAGTTAAAAATATAGTAGCTGGAAGCAATATTACTATTAGTTCATCTAGTGGTGTTTTTACAATAAATTCTACAGCTAGCGGTGGTGGAGGTTCATCCTCAACGGTGCGAGGATCTATTAGCACTACCAGAGTATTATCTTCTTTTAACGTCACTGGAGGATATTCTGTTGGCTATTTGGACTTATTTCAAAATGGTGTAAAATTATTAGCTGGTAGTGATTTTACTGCAACTGACGGAACCTCAGTGACTTTAAGTAATAGTGTTCCGTCTGGAACAGTCCTAGAGTATATAAGTTTGGGAGCCTCTTTAACTTCCACCAGCTATATAAAGTTAGATAGTATCAGTTCATCTTTTAACGGTTCATCTACATCATTTGGATTAGCGGTTAGCGGAACAGCTTATTATCCAGTTAGCGCCAATACTTTGGGAATTTATGTGGGTGGAGTTGCTCAAGAGCCAATTGTCTCATATAGCGTTAGCGGATCAAACATAGTGTTTACTGAAGCTCCTGCTAGCGGTTTAACTTTTTGGGGAGTTGGTTATGGAACAACAGCGGTAGCTACACTAAATGGAATAGTTCCCGGTTCTTCAGGATCTCCAGCTATTAGTTCATCAAACGATTTAACTAGTGGTTTTTATTTTCCTAGTTCTGGTAATATTTCAGTAGCTGGTAATTTAGGAATAGGAACCAGTAGTCCATCAACATTATTAGACGTTAATAACAATAAATTCCGAGTAAGAAATAGCAAGACACCATCTTCGGCCACTGATACTGGTAATACAGGAGATATTTGCTGGGATAGTAGCTATATTTATGTTTGTACTAATACAAACTCTTGGACAAGAACTCCAATAAGTGCTTGGAGTAGTGATCCTTATTTTAGTTATATTTCTTTGCTATTGCATATGGATGGTACTGGAAGTTCTTTTGTTGACTCCTCACTATCTCCAAAAACAATAACAGCAACCGGCTCGGCTACCCAAACTAGCGCACAAAGTAAGTGGGGAGGTAAAAGTGCTAGCTTAACAAGCGGCAGTCTTACAACTCCAAGTTCAAGTGCTTTTGCTTTTCCAAATGACTTTGTTATAGAGGGATGGTTTCGCTTTAATGCAAATAATACAGGATATCAACCATTAATTACTGCTTATTCTGGAGGAGATGCTACTGGGTGGGCATTAATTCTTGAAACAAATAATACTTTAAATTTTTATGGATCATCCGGTAGCGGATGGGGCTTAACTTTTTCTTCCTCTTATATTCCAACAACTAATCAATGGATTTATATTACTGTATCTAGAACAGGATCTACTATTCGCATGTGGATTGATGGTACGTCAATCGCTTCTGGTACCACTACTATGTCTATAGCATCTGGAGGCACTGTTGCTGTTGGATATTACCCATATTTCCCCGGAGGAGCAAGATCATTTGATGGGTATATAGATGATCTACGCATAACCGTAGGTTCTAATAGAGGGTATAGTGGTTCAACCATAACAGTTCCCACAGCCGCTTTTCCAAACTATAATACTTAAGGAATAATTATGCCTCTTTCATCACTACAAAGCAACAGATTTAACAGAAGCATGAATGATCTGGGCAATAGCGGATCGTCAAAAACCATAGCTTTACCAGAGAACTATAATGCTATGTTGACTTGTTCTTTGAGCGCCAACTGCACCTTCACTATGCCTTCGCCGGTTAATGGCTATCAATTCTCTTTATTATTAAAACAAGATGCTACTGGTGGGCGAACTGCAACTTTTACTAATGTAAAATGGCCTAACAGTACAGCCCCAACTATTTCTACTAGTGGTTTTACTATGGATATTATCAATTTCTTTAGTGATGGAACTAATTGGTATGGATACTTAGGAAATAGTCAAAATTTTGATGGCTATTCTGGATTAGGAGATAAATATTTTAATAGTGTGGCTTTATTGTTACATATGGACGGAACAGGATCTTCGTTTGTTGATTCGTCTCCTACTCCAAAAACAATAACAGCAGTCGGTTCTGCTTCTCAGTCTGCCATTCAAAGCAAATGGGGAAGCAAGAGTCTTTTGATTGACTCAGTTAGCAAATACTTGTCTTTAAGCTCTTCGGGTTTTTCATTTTCCGGTAACTTTACTATGGAGTGCTGGGTATACATGACAGGCTCGGCAAGTTCGTATGTTCTGCTTGAAGGCAGGTCAGACCCTAATGCATATCAAGATTTTGTCTGGTATTTAGATAGAGGCGGATACAACGGATTTGTTGTCTCATCAAGCGGTGGACGATTTGATGGAACAAGTGCAATAGTTTCTCAAAATCAATGGACGCATGTTGCTCTAGTACGATCAAACGGGGTGTTTTCTGCATACGTCAACGGAGTGCGAGATACACTACAAGTGTCGTATTCGGGAACAATTACCCCAGCCAACTCAATATTAAAAATCGGCTCAAATGCACAAAATAATTTCAGTGGATATATTGATGATTTTAGAATTACAATTGGTGTAGCGAGATACACGACCGCTTCATTCTCTGTTCCAACAGCAGCATTTTCTGACTCTATTTAAGGTATAACATGTCACTATCATATAATAATTCAATCTTAGCTCAAACTATTAGTGTAAGTGGTACTAATAATACCTCAGTTACTGGGGTTTTAACTGCTACTAGTGGTAATTTTACTAATAATCTTGCTATTGGGTCTAATAATTTGACACCAACCAAGACCCGAGATATAATCAATAGTTCAAATCTTTATTTATGGTCTACATTTAGATAGGAGTTTATCATGGCAGCTAGTCCAGTATTCGCAGTAACGCCCATAATAGGCATGAATCAAGTAAGCGTAGCAAATACCAATAGAGACGGAACAACAGGAACTTATGTTAATTTAGTTACTGCCGCCGCTAGCGGAACCAGAATAGCAGAAATCGTCACGCAAGCGACGGTCACAACTACTGCTGGTATGGTCAGGCTTTTTTTAACAGATGGCTCAACGACTAGAATGTTTGATGAAATAGCAATATCCGCTGCTACTGTTTCTGCTAGCGTTAAAGGAAATAGGGTTAGTACATTATATACTAACGTTGTTATTCCTAGCGGATGGAGTATTAAAGCTTCCACAAATAATGCTGAAGCTATAAACGTATTTGCACTAGGAGCAGATTTGTGAATAATGGTATTTTTGGTGGTGATTTTCCTCCAAGTCGTTCATTAATAAATAATGGAGTGCTAAATACTCCGTCTAATGTAATTCCAACAACGTATGGACAAGGAGCAAATAGAGGGGTCGGTATTAATTATGACAACTTAGTGTTTTTATTTAACACTGCATTAGAAGCTGATAATATTGTAAGCTTTTCTTTTGGTGGAACTGTAAACTGTTTTGTAGATTGGGGTGACGGTGTTGTAGAAACTTTTAAAACCACTGGAACTAAAACTCACACGTATCCTAGCAAAGGCTTATATACTGTGCAGATAGGAGGAACACTATCTACTATATCTTTTGCGGCTATGACAGGTAGAGGAAAGCTAATTAGTTGTTTATCTTTTGGTAGTTTATCATTGTTGGTTTTATGTTCATTTAATGGTTGTACTAACCTTACTAGTGTTCCAAACCAAATCCCAATAACACTTACTAGCTTGGCTGGCATGTTTCAGGGATGTTCTAGATTCAACAGTCCCTCTGTAATAACTTGGGATACTAGCCGTATTACCGATATGAACTACGCTTTTGCTACACAAACTTCTTTCAATCAGCCTATTGGAGGATGGAATACTAGTAGAGTTACAAATATGGACAATATGTTTTTGCAAAGTTCTTTTAATCAGCCCATTGGTGGATGGAATACTAGTTCAGTCACAAATATGGGCAATATGTTTTCACAGGCTCAAAATAATGGTTTTAATCAAGACATTGACGCTTGGGACGTTAGTAATGTTACTAATATGTCTCAAATGTTTTATATCAATCCATATATGAATCGTAGTTTAAACTCTTGGAATACAAGCAGAGTAACAAGTATGAGCTTAATGTTTTACCAAGCTCAAGCATTTAATGGAAATATTGGTAATTGGAACACTAGTTCTGTCAATTATATGAATGATATGTTTTTTCAGGCTTTTACTTTTAATAAAGACATTAGTAATTGGAATTTTAAGGGCATTAATGCTACTGCTAATTTAGATAGATTTATGTCATCAGCTACTGCATTTAGTACTACTAACTATAATGCTCTTCTTATATCCATGAATAATAACAAATCATCCGCTCCGTATAGATCAGATTTAAGGCCGGGGTTTTCCGCTACATATACTGCTAGTAGCGCAGCCGCTGCTGCGCGAGCAGCTTTAGTAACTTATGGCTGGACCATTACAGATGGAGGAACAGTTAATGCCGTCCCAGATGCTCCAACATCAGTATCTGGAACCGCTGGAAATACTCAAGTATCTTTAACTTGGGTGGCACCAACCTATAATAACGGAGCAGCAATAACGGACTATACAATACAATATAGTAGCAATTCAGGATCATCATGGTCCACATTTAGTCATGCCGCCTCAACTGCAACATCCATTACAGTTACGGGACTTACAAATAGTACAGCTTATATATTCAGAGTTGCTGCCGTAAACTCTGTAGGAACTGGATCTTATTCAGCTAACAGTAGCTCTGCTACGCCAGTGTTGGCATCTTTTACTCCAACCGCCGTGTTACTTACTAGTGGAACGTCATATACAGTTCCTACTGGAGCAACTAGCATGAAAGCTTGGGCTGTGGGAGCAGGAGGAAATGGATATCTTACAGGATCATTAGTATCTGGGGCTGGAGGATGTTCTTACAAAACATGGTCTGTTTCAGGCGGCAACGCTGTTTCGTACTCTGTGGGTATAGTCCCAGCAACTGGTAATGGCGGGAGTACAACGGTCACATTCGGAGGGGTGACTATTACGGGGTCGGGCGGCGGGTCTACTGGTACCGGTGGAGCTTATTCTGGTGGGGATGGTGGAGCAAACGGTGGTGGTGGAGTCGTGTTCGGCGGTGGAAACGTAGCCGGTCAAGGCTCTGCTGGTGGGGCCGTAGGTGGAAACGGAACAAAACAATCATGCGGGCGACTTATATCCACAGATGTCAATGGATTGCTCTCGGCGGTCGCTCTCGCTGGAGGAAAAACGACAGAAGACTGCGGAACTGCGGCGGCATTCGGATCGGGTTCGTACAACGACAAGTTTACCAATAAAACTGCTGGCCTTGGTGGAGGATTTGCGACAAGCTATGCCAACGCGGCGGCAGGAGGCGGGGCTGTAGTCCTGTATTTTACATGAGCGAAATTTTAAGATCACCTATTACCCATAACGCCGTTTTACTAATACCTCGCAGCGGCTCCCATTCTTTAGCGGTTGCAGCCATGCGCACTTTTTGGCCGGATATTGAAATAACTAATGAGGCTCACCCAGCGATATATTTTGGTTGCGAAGAATGGTGGGATGGTACCAATAAAAATATTGCAATTATTGTAAGAAATCCGATTGAGCGTTTTCGATCCATGTGCGCGCACAGACCAGATCGCACAATTAAAGAACAACTTGCTGATCCCATTTACGGCCCATTGCCAACTGGTAACTTTGTCTGCTATTTCCGTTTTGAAGATCAACTCAACGAAGCTGCTAAATGGCTTGGACTTCCTACTCCTTTACCGCAAGAAGATGCTACCGATCCCGCATCAAAACCCAACCTAACTTTAGAACAAGAATCTATTGTCAAGAAAATTTATGCTGATGATATTGCCCTTTGGGAAAGTTTACAACAACAATGATAAAAAGGAAAACCTATGAGTGCTGAAATTAAAAACCCAAATAGTGTCACATATTGGATTATTACAGATGGAATCGGTTACGCTGAAGGGCTAACCGGACCAGAGCAAACCACAACTGTTGGAAATGGATGGAGAATACACTGGGTAGGAAGCGACCACAGCGAGTACGTGAATGAGTGTAATAAAGTCAACTTACTACCAAGAGATATTGATGGCACAGCTTCGGTTTTAACTCAACCTTTTAGGGTTTCAGCCAGACAAATTAGATTATGGCTAGTTCAACATGGAATTGCTCTTACTCAAATAGATGATGCCATAAATAGCATAACAGATCCAAATACAAGAGAAGTTGTTAAAATAGAGTGGGAATTTGCTCCCTATGTTGAAAAAAGTCACCCGTGGCTAATTCCACTGGCAGAATCTTTGGGCTTAACTTTGGAACAAATAGACCAAGCTTTTACAGAAGCGTATTCCATATAATGGTGTATAACTAATTAGAGAATCTAGGGCAAAATATGTTTATTTTCAGCCTACTTCCTTTCAGCACTTCTGATATTATATATCACAACGGCGAGGTTTTTGATCTAGTTTTAAACATCAATAGAAGTGAAAACGTTCTATCTTCAGTGTCTAGCCATGTAGAAATGGTGCTTAATATCGAAAAGAACCAAATGGTAACACTATGACCATCGTAGAATGCACATTATCTATCCTAAAATTAATACCCATTACGTTTAAGAGATAAAATGTCTAGCGAAATACATGTAGATGACGTTGGAACCAGATTTTTAGCCACTATTAAGGATAGCGGTGAGGTTGTTAATATTGCTAACGCCTCAGTATTATCCATGATATTCAAAAAACCCAACGATACAGTTATTTACAGATCTGGCACTTTATTTACAAATGGCGTTGATGGCAAAGTGTATTATGACACAATTGCTGGCGACCTTGATGAACCGGGGTTGTACAAATTACAGGGCAGGGTTGCCCTACCAAGTGGTACATATTACACAGATATCTACACCTTCCAAGTATCCTGTAACCTATAAAAGAGAAAACTATGTCGTGGCAAGGTCAAATATCAACGATGGTAAGGTATCTGGTTAATGATATAGAGCCAGCAAACTATAAATACAGCCCCAAACGCATAGAAACAACCATTCTTGTTTCAGCGCAATTGGTGATGCTTGACACCGACTTTAGTAATATATATTCAATTAACGTAGAGCAATGTTCTTTATCTCCAGACCCAACGGACACGGAGACAAAAGATGATGCATTTATGACTCTTGTTACATTAAAATCAGCATGTATTATTATTGGTAGTGAAGTCAGAACAGAATCTGGAAATGCTATTTCTATTAAAGACGGACCATCTGCAATAGATTTACGTGGCGTATCTAGCACACTATTAGCATTATACAAAGATTTGAACGATAAATACAGTCAAGCCTTGATGAATTATCGCGCTGGAAACAGTATCGCTGGCAAGGCAATTCTTGGTCCATATAGCCCAGCAAGCGACTTTGTTACCAGAAATTACAGCGATAGTGATCTTAGGGGTGGATATTTCAGATACTAAAGGAGAAGAAAATGACCGTTTTAAATGATCAGATTATCAGAAACAATATTCAAACAGACCTAGCTGATAATAACGCAGGTCTTATTTCTGCCAGAGACGTTAGGCAGAATATGGTGGATATTATTGAGTCTTTAAAGTACATTGTTGCCAGTGGTGATTTTGATGCTGTTCATCCCTTCGCAAAAGATGTTAGAGTAAAATTAAACAACTCTGATCCAACCAATGTAGAGGGTGGTACTCTCATTGTTGAGTCCGGTATTCAGTTTGCTAATGTTATTGGCAATAATGGTATTCAAGTGGAGCCTTACCCCGGTTCCACTGGTATTCTACATAATGGTTTAGCCGGTTTGACAATTGGTGATCCTCACACACAATATCTAAAGCTCACTGGCAACAGAAACATGGACGGCAATCTTGGTATGGGCGGTCCAAATAACTGGATTAATGCTAGTGGCACCACTATGACAAATAGGATGCATGGTATTTCTTTCCAATATGTAGATGCTGATGAAGAAATTATGCATGTTGGTAGCGGCACAACTGTCAAGTTTGATGTTGATCGCAGCATGATGCCAACAGCCAAGGGGTCAGCGCAAGCTTGGATTAGATTTAATGGTTCGGGCAACATGGAAGTGTTATCTTCATATAATATTGCCAAACTACAACGCCCACTTGGTCCAACAAGTCCCGGCAAGTTCAAGATTTTCTTTAAACCCAATACCTTTGCTGATGGTAATTATGTTGCAGTTGCCACAAGTAACGCTAGAAGCGATAATGATAGTGGCGAAGATTTTTCTAACAATACCGTTGGTATTGTTGAAAGAGACAAGGATTATATCACTTTCCAAGTTCTTAATGCTGCTGGCTCATTCGTTGATGCCGCAGTAAATGACCTTGTGATATTTGGTAATGCTAGCGGTGTAATACCATCCACTGGCGTAATTATCCAAAATAACCCATAATTATTGGAGATAACAAGTGCCTAATCAAAATCTAGTTAATCTATATGATCGCATTAAAGAAGTCAGCTACACGGTAGGCACTGGTAATCTTGGTTTAGCTGGAGCCGCTGTTGGTTTTAGTTCTTTTGCTTCGGTTTATAGCCATAATTCGCCAATAATTTATGCTGTTACAGATGGCACAAATTATGAAGTTGGTTCTGGTACTTTACTAAGAGCAGATTATGATAATGGGGATGGAATTACTTACGATACACTATCTAATAGAACTCCTATTAGAAGTAGCAATGGTAACGGTTTAGTCAGCTTTCCACCGGGAACTAAAGAAGTTTATGTTACATATCCAGCTACCCATGCTGTTATGATGGGTTCTGGTCTAGGTAGCTTACGTGTTCCACAACGTAAAGGTTTGGCAGTTTGGGATTCAGAAAACATTCTTAATTATGACCCAAACATTATTTGGGATGCCGACTTTAAATCTTTAGGTTTGCAAAGAACTGCTCCTACTTATGGCATTGATCTTGGTGGGGGTGGTGGTGTTAGTTCAGCGATTCGTGCTTCTGGATATTATGTTGGCTCAACTGGCGTATATTTTCAAGAACAAAACGGCAATGAGTCAACTTATCCCGGCGGCACCCAGTTTCAACACTTTGAAAAGAATAGGCTTGATGCACATGCTTATTCTCAAAGTCTTATAGGTCAATTAACTGGTAGCGATGCTGTTCTAGAACTAAGTGGTGTTGTTAATCAGTACATTCTGCTTAAAAAACAAAATGCTGGCAGTGTTTTTGCTGGACCTCCAGCATCATGTACACCACCGTGTCAACCGGGATATCCAAGTTTTAGAACCTTAGTCTTAGAAGATATTCCAGATTTAACTAGCATATATGCAACATTTACACAGCTTACTGGCGCATCTGGAGCCTTGAATACAAATTTGACAAATAGGATAACCGCCGTATCTGGTGCATTGCAACAGCAACACAACAGCGGTATTGCTTTAATTAATGAGTCAATTGCTAGTGGCGAAAGTAGATTTGATGATTATGTTATTGCAGCTTCTGGCAGACTAGAAGACTTTATCATTACAACATCTGGTGATATTAGCAATATTACACCAATTTACAAAGTAGTAAATAAAACTATACCAGTTATTTCTGCAAATACCACTTATGAAACATCTTTCAATGTTTCTGGAATTATAGCTGGTCAGCCATACGCTGTAAATGTAAGTCCAAGTGCCAAACTTAATGGAAACGTACTATTAACTTATTCATTCCCAAGTGGAACTAACACTATTTCGTCTGTATTTTATAACTGCGGAAATTCTTCTTCAACGAGTCAAACTCTAGATTTCTACATCACAGCACACAAAGTAATAATATAATGGGTTTAAATATCTCTCAATCTGTGTTTGATAAATACTATGAGTTAATTGACTCAACGTTTGATATTTTCGGAGTTACATGTCAGTTAGTATCTATCAATAAAATTGAAGAAATAGTCTACAATCCAAACAATAACGCGCCTAATAAAAATTCACTTAATGCTCATAGAACTGGTGGAAACTCAGTGTATGATGTTGGTCACAAAACCTTCAAAGAGGTTGAGACTTTGACCGATATTCAATTAAAAGTGTACTGGGATTCTAGGCAGTGGATTAATGTCACTAGCGATATTAAAATACCTGACGGTTCTATTCAAACAATTGGTCTTATGACAGATTTACCATCTGTATTAAAAGCTAAACAGTTGATAGCTCACAATGGAATTAAAGACTACAAAGTAATAAGGTTTGAAAGAATTGGTGAATTTATTCCAATAGGCATCAAACAAGATCGATATTTTGCTTGTTTTTGGAAAAGAGTATGATAAGCCTAAAGCTATTAGACTCTATAGATGTCATAGAAAAAAAAGTAAATGAGGCTATTGCAGATTTAGCAAACAAAGAGATAGGTAATAAAAGAACAGAAATTTTACAAAAGTGCCAAGCACTTATAAATGGATGGATTTTAGCACAACCAGAAATAATTTCACTAAATAGTTCATCTCCAGATTCTTTGGCTGGACAATTTGGTTTGCTTCCCGGTCAAGCTATGTCTGTGACTAGTAGTGTTATCAACGCAGTAAAAGATTCTATCACAGTTAAAATAACCAAATTTAATAACAAGCTTCAGGGCGGCATTACAGTAGAATTTCAACCAGCAAATTTTCTCAACATACTAAATATACCACAGGGTCACACATCTATTAGCGGCGGCGATTTACATTGGATGGATTGGCTACTAAAACGCGGAGACAGCATA